ATAAAAGAAAACCTTTGATGTTTGTATTAGATAGTTTAGGAATGTTATCTACTACAAAAGAAATGGAAGATACTGCCGCTGGTAAAGAAACGAGAGATATGACTAGATCACAAATAGTCAAATCAACGTTTAGAGTTTTAACACTTAAATTAGGTAAAGCAAATATACCTATGATTATGACCAATCACACTTATGACGTGATAGGTTCTATGTTTCCACAAAAAGAAATGGGCGGTGGTTCAGGTTTAAAATATGCCGCTTCATCAATCATCTATCTAGGTAAACGTAAAGAAAAAGACGGTACAGAGGTAGTTGGTAATATTATTCATTGTAAAAATTATAAATCACGTTTAACAAAAGAAAACGCACAAATTGATGTCAAACTAACATACAAGCAAGGATTAGACAAGTATTATGGTCTTCTTCAACTTGGTGAAGAGGCAGGTATATTTAAGAAAGTATCTACAAGATATGAAATGCCTGATGGTTCAAAAGTGTTTGGTAAAAACATCAATGATGATCCCGAAAAATATTTTACAAAAGAAGTATTAGATAAGATTGATGAACATGCCAAAAGAAAATTTACATACGGACAAGACGAAGAATAAAAGATACGTCTTTGCTCAAAAAGAAGGTGATGATTTTAGTTGTATAAAACTTACTGAGGGTAAGTTTAAAAATATTATATACAAGTATAATCACGTTAAGTTTTCTCAGACAGAAAACGCAGATGGCGAAATACCTTTAAAATTTACATTTGACATTTTATCAAACCCTAGTAAAGCCAGCATTGACACGGAAGAATTTAAAGTGTATATTGGTGATATACTAGTAGAACTAGTGGAAGAACAACTTAAAAATGGCTCTATCATCTTTGAATAATAACGAAAGAATTGAAATAACTATATTGAGAAATCTAGTCTTCAATGAAGACTTTACTCGTAAAGCATTACCTTTTGTTAAATCACATTATTTTAATAAAAAAGAAGAACAGTTATTATTTGACCAGATTAATAAGTTTGTACAAGAATATAAAAATTTACCTACTAAAGAATCCTTATTAATAGAACTTAATCAAAGAAAAGATATTAACGAAGAACAATTAAAACAAGTAAAAGAAACCTTATCTACTTTACAACATGAAGAAGTTGAACAACAATGGTTGTTAGATACAACTGAAAAGTTTTGTAAAGATCGTGCTGTACACAATGCTGTATTAGATGGTATTAAAATATTAGATAATAAAGATAAGAAAAGATCGCCAGAGGCAATACCACATATCTTATCTGAGGCATTAGCAGTTAGTTTTGATAATCATATTGGGCATGATTATATCGGCGATGCTCAAGCTAGATTTGATTGGTACCATACAAAAGAAAAGAAATATAAGTTTGATTTATCTTTCTTTAATAAGATTACAAAAGGTGGTGTGCCTAGTAAAACTTTAAATGTTGCTCTCGCAGGTACAGGTGTTGGTAAATCTTTGTTTATGTGTCATGCTGCTTCAGCATTTTTGACACAAGGATTAAATGTATTGTATATTACTTTAGAAATGGCTGAGGAAAGAATTGCTGAAAGAATAGACGCTAATTTATTTGACGTAACAATAGATGATTTACACACAATGCCTAAACAATTGTATGATAACAAACTATCTAAACTACAAGGCAAAACTACTGGTCAATTAATTATAAAAGAATATCCTACTGCTTCTGCTCATAGTGGTCATTTTAGAAGTTTACTAAATGAACTTGCGTTAAAGAAAAGTTTTAGACCACAAGTTATCTTTATTGATTATTTAAATATTTGTGCTAGTGCTAGATTTAACGGTGGTAATATATCATCTTATTTTTACATCAAAGCAATTGCTGAAGAATTAAGAGGTCTTGCTGTTGAGTTTGATATGCCTATATTCACTGCTACACAAACAACTAGAACAGGTTATGTAAGTACAGATATAGGATTAGAAGATACGTCTGAAAGTTTTGGTTTGCCAGCAACTGCTGACTTTATGTTTGCTCTCATGTCAAACGAAGAATTAGAGGCATTAGGTCAAATGAAAGTTAAACAATTAAAGAATAGATATAATGATCCTGCTATGAATAGATCATTTATTATAGGTGTTGACAGACCTAAAATGAGATTGTATGATGTAGAAAACACTGCTCAAAATATTGTTGACAGTAACCAACAAGAAACAAAAGAAGAGTATCCTACACCAGATCAAAGTTATGATAAATTTAGTGATTTTAAATTATGATTAAATCTTTAAATCAATACATATTACATTTAGATAATTATGTTTCAAATGATATAACAGATCAAATATTATCTAACTTAAAACCTGAAGATTTTGAAGAACATACTTTTTATAATCCTAGAACAGGTGAGTATATAAATGTATCAGGTAACCAAGAGTTAGAAATGAGTTGGAAAAATACACCTGGTACTTCTATCTTAATGAACAAAATTTATAAAGGTTTACAAAATTATATAGATCATGTTGATACACCTTGGTTTACAGGTTGGAATGGTTACTCAGGACCTAGATTTAATAAGTACACTAAAAATAAATTGATGGCACCACATTGCGATCATATACACTCATTGTTTGACGGCACAAGACAAGGTGTACCTATATTAAGTATCTTAGGTGTTTTAAATGATGATTTTGAGGGTGGTGAGTTTTTAATGTTTGAAGATGAAGAGATTAAATTAAAGAAAGGCGATATGTTAATATTTCCTGCTAACTTTTTATATCCTCATCAAGTAAACGCAGTAAAGAAAGGTACAAGATATTCTTGGATTAGTTGGGCATGGTAAAGAAACAAAAAGTTAGATTTCATAGAGGCGATAAAAGACCTCATACTTCAGACCGTAATTTATCTTATCGTAAGAAGATGGTCAAAAAAGGTAAAAATATAGTATGGCATGTTGTAGAATACCCTACAAAATCAATAGTAAGTGAAATGTTTTTTGAAGAAGACGCACAAAAACTAGTACAATTTCAAAATAAACATAAAGTATGGCAAGAAAATGGTGGGGTGCCAAGCTTTTTATGTTATAAATATAACAGATAAACAAGTTGATTTATATGGAAAAATTGATTATAGTAATGGAATGTATGAGAGAGAAATGTTTAGTTTTAAAGGATTTATTACAAAAGAACGAAATACACATTTAGAACACTTAGAAGACGATATAATAAACAAAGGTTCTAAAGGTGGTAGAAACGCAGTTAACTTCTTAAAGTCAATAAGAAACATGCTTGCTGGGTCATCTAGCAAAAAAGTTAATATGACAGTGAAGTGGGACGGCGCACCTGCTATAATATGTGGTATTGATCCAGAAAACGGCAAATTCTTTGTCGGCACAAAAGCAGTATTCAATAAAACACCTAAAGTAAATTATACTAACGCAGATATAAGAAAAAATCACTCAGGTGAATTAGCAAATAAATTATCAATCGCATTAAAAGAGTTATCAAAACTAGGTATCTCTGGTGTATTACAAGGCGATTTTCTATTTTCAAAATCAGATTTAAAAACAGCAAACATAGACGGTGATAGTATGATTACTTTTACACCTAATACTATTACATATGCTGTGCCTGTAAACTCATCAATAGGTAAAAGAATTACTAGAGCAAAAATGGGTATAGTATTTCATACATCATACTCAGGTAAAACGTTATCATCAATGACGGCAGGTTTCGGTACTGTTAGAGGTAAATCAGGTATATCGTCTGTATTTTTAGCAGACGCTGCTTACAAAGATGTATCAGGTAGTGCCAAGTTTACTAAATCAGAGTTAAGTAGTTTTGACGCTTTAATTAGAAAGGCAGAGGGTTCACTTTCTAAGGCTGCTCCTATCTTAGATGAAATGAGTAAGTCTACCTCAGATCAGTTTTCAATAGGTTTTAGATTAAAAACATTTTTTAATTACTATATTAGAAATAGTAAAGGTGGTATGGCAAAAGTTAGAACACTACAAGAAATGTTTAGAAATTATTATGAAGCATTTGTACAACAAGAGATAGACGCTAGAAAAACAGAAGCAGGTAAAGACAAATATAGAACAATACTAAAAAATGGTTTAAGTTTTATAGACAAAAATCAAAATGCTTTAGTTATGGCAATAGCTTCTCACGTTAGTTTACAAACATGTAAGAACTCTTTAGTATCAAAACTATCACAAATACAAAGTATAGGACATTTTTTAAGAACACCTAACGGTTATAAAGTTACGGCACCAGAGGGGTTTGTTGCTGTTGATAAAGGTAATGCTGTTAAGTTAGTTGATAGATTAGAATTTAGTAGAGCAAACTTTACTGCTGAAAAAGATTGGGTAAAAGGATAATGAAGTTAAGACAACTTATTAGAGAAACAAACTTTGAAAAAATGCTTACTGAGGGTGTTTATGATCCAGGTATATTCAAAGCATTTTTCTTAGCAGGTGGTCCTGGTTCAGGTAAATCATTTGTAACTGCTAGTGCTTTTGCTGGCACAGGATTAAAAGTTGTTAACTCTGATAATGCTTTTGAAAGAGGATTAAAGAAATCAAACTTATCATTAAAAATGCCAGATGAAGAAGAATACTTTAGAAATATTGTACGACAAAGAGCCAAAACTTTAACATCATCACAATTAGATGTTTACGTTAAAGGTAGATTAGGTTTAGTTGTTGACGCAACAGGCAGAGATTATAATGTAATAAACAGACAAGTTAATGCTTGTAAAGTATTAGGATACGATTGTTATATGATATTTGTAAACACAAGTTTAGATGTTGCTCTACAAAGAAACTTAATTAGAAGTAGATCAATACCTGAGTATGTTGTTAAGAATAGTTGGAACACTGTACAACAAAATATAGGTAAGTTTCAGTATCTATTTGGTAGATCAAATATGGCAATCATAGATAACAATAAAAGTGACCAAGAGTTAGTCACTGATACATTAAGAAAAGCCTCTAACTTTGTTAGAGCAAACTTGATGAGAAAACCAAATAATATAATTGCTAAGACTTGGATAGCAAGAGAATTACAAATGAAGAAATTAGGAGTACGATAATGTATTTTTCAGAAAGTATCATAGACATTCCTAGAAAAACATACGCTAAAGGTGTGTTTGATAATGCTGATACTGAAAATCCTAAATTAAAAGCTGGTATTATTGCTATGATTAAAAAACAAATAGTACAGTTTGAAAAATATGCTCCTGTTAAAAAATTTTCACTAATAGGTTCTATCTTAACTAAAAGATATAGAGAAGACGCAGACTTAGACATCAATGTACTATTTGATGTGGCACTTGCTGATAGAGAACCTATGAGAAAAGCAATTGCTAAAAATTTAAAAGATATAAACGGCAAACTTGTACCAGGCACACAACATCCTATTAATTATTATGTCATCACTGATCCTGAACTAAAGAAAAAGAATGATGATATGGCAGATGGTGTATTT